GCCAAGAAAAACTCTAAAACAAAGAAGAGAACAATATCCAACAGACGATAATGAAAATCGTGTGCGTGGTATCATTGATAGTTTAATTGGAGTGGAAAATTCTGATGATAAAATGGAAGCACTTATCAGCGTTCTGAATGAAAGTGGAACGATTCCAAGTGCTGGTAAGTTCTATACTTTTTTCTATACTGCCAAGACCAATGGAATACAATATGATGAGTTTCCATTAGTCGCAGTGACGGATGTTTATTCTTGGGGATTTCGTGGTGAAAACTTCCACTGGGGCGGAGAAATGAGAAAGTATAATTATAATCAAATCGTGGGTGGATTATATGAAATCTATCCAGAAGAAATTTCTGATGTGGTAGAACTCAGTTTTGCCAAAGTTCGCTCTAAATAGTTAGAAAAAGGATAAATGGCAGGACCTTTAAGATATCCAAATAAAGCACTTGATGACGATACAGATTATTTGAGAATTGATGTTTATCGATACTCTTCTACAAAATCTCAGAGTGGAGGTAGTCTTACAAGAACCACCCAAGCTTTTGGAAATAATGTTGTAGATTCCGGAATAGAATATGGTAATGTAGTTACCGGAAAATATACTGATAAAGTTAAAAAATTATTGGACAGCATTATTTTACCAATTCCATCCAACATTCAAGATGGAAACAGTGTTTCTTATGCTGATTCTAGTTTAGATGGTTTGACTGCAGCGGTTTATGGTGGAATACAATTTAATGATCCAAATCAAGAAAGAAATTTTAATCAAATACAAAGTACATTATCAAATGTATTGTCCAATACTGCTGGTGTATTAACTAGTGATGATGCAAAAAAAATATTTTTAAAATCAATAGCGGCACAAGCGGCAAACATTCCTTTCGGTGGTAATCTAACAGTATCTCAAATTCTCGCAAGGGAGACTGGCGAAATTTTAAATCCTAATATGGAACTTCTTTTTAACGGAGTTACATTGAGATCATTTAAATTTTCTTTCAAAATGACCCCAAGAGATGGCACAGAAGCAAAAGAAATTAGAAAAATAATAAAAAAATTAAAGGTTAATATGGTTCCAGGATTTAAAGATGCAGACCCAGAAACTGGTTTTGGAGGAACCCGAGCAGGAAGTACATTCTTACAATCGCCAAGTTTATTTCAATTAAGTTATAGAAAAGGTTCAGAGATTCATCCATTTTTAAATAGATTTAAACTATGTTTTTTGACTGATATGTCCGTTAATTATACTGGTGAAGGAACTTATGCAACTTATGGTGATGGATCTCCAGTATCGTACATTATGGACTTGTCATTTAAAGAACTTGAACCAATTTATAGTGGTGATTATACAGATACGGAAAAAATGGAGTTCTAAAATGGGATACTTCAGAGAACTACCAGACTTACAATACCAGTCATTTCTTTCTGATAGTCTTTCCTCTCAGAGTTATTTGACTGTCAAAAACTTATTCAGAAGAAACAAACTTCGTGATGATCTGAGTGGGGTCTTTACCGTCTTTAATAAGTACGAGATCCCAGAAGGTTCCAGACCAGAACTCGTGGCAGAAGAGTTTTATGGTGATGCAGAACTTGATTGGGTCGTTCTGATGACTGCTGGCATCATTAATGTAAGAGACGAATGGCCATTATCCAACTACCATCTCTATAAGTATGCCGAAGAGAAGTACGGAACTGCACTGAATGATATCCGCTACTATGAAACCAAAGAAGTCAAGGATTCAAGTGGCAGACTGATACTTCCAAAGGAAAAAGTTGTTGACTCTACCTTTACTATTCCAGACCCTGCAGATTATAGTGCTACCCTCAATCCAGTCAGATCGGTAACCAACTGGGAGTATGAAGTTAGAGAGAACGATAAGAAGTCTTCTATCTATCTACTGAGAAGAGAATATCTGCAACAGTTCCTGAACGATATGAGACAAATTATGCTTTATGATCGTTCTTCTCAATACGTTACAGAAGACTTAGCAGCAACCGAGAACACCAGGGTCACTATCCCACAGTAGTTTTAGTTTCTTATCAAAGACCATCACATACCTGTGTTTACGGGAGCGATCTTTCCATTCTCCATCGCACCCTTTAACAGAACCTCGGGAATGCTTGGTGCCATCTGCAAAGTAGAAATCTTTCTTTGGTTCTGATAGACCGCAATACCTAAAGTTGCAAGCCCGATAAATTGTGCCGTGATGATAGTCGCTATCAGCGTATGAGATGATTGCTTTGACTTCTGTATCTTTTCTAAGTCTCTTAATCGCCTTTGAAACGAACCAAGAAGTGATATTATACTCTCCCTGCTGAGTATCGGGGTGGATGCAGAGTCTTGAGAGTTCGAAGAGACCGTGTTGTTCATGGCGTTCTAATCCAAATGCGCCTTTTGCTATTTCAGGAACAGGGAGTCCAGTAAAAATACAAACTCCCTGTATACCTCCAATATTTAGAGGTGAAAAGTCATTTTTCTTGTATAGACCGTAATTATAACCAGATTTAAAACCTTTAGATATGTCCTTAAGATAATGAAACCGCAGAAGTAACTCTGCGGCTTCGGATTTGCTTACACGGTCTATTGTGTAATCAGATTTCACTCTTCGGCAAGACGTGCGAAGTAGGACATTGCATCATCATCCTCATCTTCATCAGCAGAAGAGGAGCGAGTGGGTTGCAGAGAGTTCAGATCATTGCGGAGGTCCTCAGTCAACTCACGGGCAGAACCACGGGTGTTCTCTTCCTCATCGAACTCCTCAGGGTCTTGGAAGCGAGGAGTGCCCTTGTTACCCAGCACATAGTCCATGCGCTTCTTCAGGTCATCATAGGTCTTGAACTGATCAGCAGCAACGAGTTCGGCAAGAGAATACTCTTTCTTCCACACTGCTTCCATGGCGTCATCGTCATCCAGGAGAGCATCAGGGCGGGCAAACTCGGAGGAGTCGTAGTTGCGATAACCAGCAACGTTCTTTGCCTTCAGTTTGAAGTTAGCACCCTGCCAGAAGTCAAACGGATCGATTGCTTCCTCATCCTCAAACTCAGGTTGCATAGCAGCAGTGAGTTTGTCGAAGATCTTCTTACCAAACTTGTACAGGAAGACTTTACCTTCGTTAGCAGGATTAGCAGGATCCTTGACCACATAGATGTTTGCCATGTAGGTCAGTTTACGCTTTTGCTTACGTGCTTGTTCCTTACCTGCGTCGGTGCCGTTGTTCCACAGCATCGTGTTGTACTCAGACACAGGATCTTTCTGACCAAGAGTAGTCAGGGAGTTCTCAATATACCAACCACCAGGACCTTGGAAGGCGTGACTGTAGAGTTTCACGAAAGGAAGGTCTTCACCATCTGGAGCAGGCAGGAAACGGATTACGGCATAACCATTGCCGCTCTTATCACATTCCAGTTTCCACAGGCGGTCATCACCACCAGTACTATTGTTATTCATTTTTTCGACTTCCTTGACCAGTTTTGCGGTCAGGTTGCCAAGTTTAGATTGCTTTTTAAGGTCGGAAAACGACATTTAGATTACCTCGGATTAATTTGGATTCGGGGGATTTACTCGGATAGTATAGCAAGGATGCCCTCAATCGTCAAGATATTGCTTGAGGGATTCGATTGTTTCTCTCATACTGTCGAATAAAATTGACATATCAGTATCTGGTGGGAATCCCATCAGTGCTACCGATTTGCGTAGGTTCTCTTTCATCTCAACCGCTTCAGGGTCGTCTGAAAGGGATAACCTAGTATACATGATCCTTTGCTTTTCTAGCAAGGTCTGTAACTTCTCAACGTGTTCCATTTTGGTCTCATTATCCATTCCACCAAAGGTGAGGATACTGCCATAGATTTCTTCCTGAAGATTATTAATCTCAGTCAGCTCATCTTGGATGATATCAGATTTAAAAAATTCACCCATTTATTATAGACCGTAAGATTTTACGATAATTGAACACATCAATATTTAGAAAAGGAGAATATTTTTTTATTTTTAAACTTACGGATTCCCACACTGGATCATCCAACTTTTTATCAAAGTTTTTTGAGAAACCAAATATTTTTTCGAATATTGTTAAGGTTTCTAGCGATAACTGCCCGCTTAGAAACTTTTTCAGAACTACTGGATGTCCTTTGGTACAGTTGAACAAAGTCTCTAACTCGTTCTCCGATAGCAATTCGTTGCTTTGCTCTTTGAACAAGTAGGTCAAACTCTGCTGTCGTTTCGTCCATTCGGCGTAGTTTCTTTCGCCAGAATTGATAATTTCTCCAATCCATAAATTTTGTGGGTTGTCCGTGGCAGTGAAATTGGATACAAGAAAGTCTACGACTTCCTTATCATTATATTTACGGGAAGTTTTTTCAAACCAATATTTATCTTTCCTCTTATTAAAAGAGGTTACACTGGCACGGGTCTTCGCACCATACTTGAAGAAGTCGTATTTTGGGTTTGTAAAATGATTCTTTAATGAGAGATAATGTTGGTAGGTTTCAAATGGGCTCACTTTCAGCATCGACTAACTCAAGATCTTCAATACAATCAACAGAAACTTCGTGGTCGGCAATACGATACCAATGTTTCATAATTCCTAAAACATCTTCGTATTCGCCAAGATACTCAATATCATCACATTTATTCTCACGCAACCATGCTTGTAGGCGATGGTGCATGAGGTCATCACGGGAAATCATAGTGGCAGTTTTGCCCTAGAAGTTCGCTTCATGAAGTTGAGGCGAGTTGCATCCCACTTCAGTCGCTCCTTCAGGGGTTTAGAAATCAGTTTCACCACTGATTCTACCTCAAGATTATTAATCTCGCAATAGTGACAGATAGCATCAATATAATTGATGTTTTCTTCTGCAACAATTTTCTCAATCTCTAGGGCAAACCTAGATGGTGTTAAGAATTTGTTTTCGATTGCCTGTTCTAGTTCTTTATTCTGTTCCATAGAGTTCCAGTTTATCTCTAACAAACTTTCTAATGTATTGGGTGAGTAATTTGATGTACTTTGATTTGTCTCGTTCTTCATAGACGACGCATTCTCCATTTTCACAAGCCATGATGATTACAAGTTTTTTGACTGAAATACCAGTCAGTTCGTACAGCATACAACCATATGCCATGCACTGTACAA